GCCCAGCTGTTGGGGCAGAACCCTCAGGCACAGGCCATGATGGCGGCTCTTCAGGCTCACATCTCCGAACACTTGGCCTTCGAATATCGCAACCAGATCGAAGAACAGGCGGGTGTCCCCTATCCCGCCCCCGATGCCAAGATGGACGAGGAGACCGAAATTCAGGTGTCCCGTCTGGCGGCTATGGCGGCGCAGCAGCTTACGCAGAAGAACCAAGCCCAAGCCGCGCAGCAAAAGGCGCAGCAGATGCAGCAGGACCCCCTTGTTCAGATGCAGCAGCAGGAGCTGCAGCTCAAGGCAAAGGAAGTCGATATCAAGCAGAAGAAGCTGCTTACGGATGCCTCCGAAAAGGCAGACCGGCTCAGTATCGAACGCGAACGTCTCGCCGTTCAGGAAAGAATCGCTGGCATGAATGTCGGTGCAAAGATCGCCACGGACAAGGCCAACCTGTCTGCCAAACAGCAGGAAGCCAAGCTCCGTATAGGCGTCGATATCGCTAGGGAGATGGCTCAGGAAGCCAGAACCACGGCGCAAGTAAGTAAACCAGAGGAGACTGAATGAGTAATGACGTACTGAAATATCTTTCAGACAAGATACAGGAAGAAATCAGGATCGTGTCAGACGACACGGCCACAGGAAAAGCCAAGGACTTTGGCGAATACAAGTACGCCTGCGGAATCATCCGGGGGCTTATGATTGCAAACAGTGCCATTATGGACACAGCAGAAAGGTTGAATAATTCCGATGACTGAACTTCTCGTCGGCTCAAACCCCGACAATCTAGAAGACGTTACCGTACTCCCCGCTACCGCCGAAGAAAAAGCCAAGCAGCTGCCGATCCCCAGCGGATATCGGATTCTTTGCGCCACCCCTGACATCGACAAGACTACCGAAGGTGGCATCCTGAAGGCTGACATCACCCTTCAGCATGAGGAACTTCTTACCACTACTCTGTTTGTGGTGGAGATGGGTCCTGATTGCTACAAGGACGATAAGCGGTTCCCCAGTGGGCCTTGGTGCAAGAAGGGTGACTTTATCCTTACCCGTCCGCACGCCGGTACCCGGGTGAAAATCCATGGACGTGAGTTCAGGATCATTAACGATGACTCCGTCGAAGCGGTGGTCGAAGACCCTAGGGGAATCAGTCGTGCATAAAAAGGTAACAAACCCTACAAAAAGGAATAGCTAAATGGTTGATAACACTAAAGAAAAAGACGATTTTGAGTTTGAGGTCGAGCAGGAAGGTGCGCCCCAGACGCAGGCTGGCAAGCCGAATAAGCCGGAGATTGAGGTGGAGGATGATACCCCACCGGAGGACCGGGGCCGTGCCCCGATGCCCAAGGCGCTGGTAGAGGAGCTGGAGGCTGACGACCTTGAAGACTACTCCGATAAGGTCAAGACCCGTCTGAAGCAGATGAAGAAGGTCTGGCATGATGAGCGCCGGGAGAAGGAGGCGGCTCTTCGGGAGCAGCAGGAGGCTATCAGCCTCGCCCGCCGTATGCTGGATGAGAACAAGCGGCTGAAGTCCACCCTGAGCAGGGGTGAGGAGACACTGATCGGGTCTTATCGGGACAGGTCGGAGATGCAGCTGGAGCAGGCGAAGAAGGCTTATAAAGAAGCCTATGAAGCTGGTGACTCCGACAAGCTGGTGGAGGCCCAGACCAAGCTGTCTGAGGCTAACTACGCCGTGCAGCGGCTGAAGGAATACAAGCCGACTTTACAGCAAGAGGAACCTGAGGTAGAAATACCACAGAATACACAGCAGGCACCACAAGCGCCTGTCATCGACGCCAAAACCCGTGCGTGGCAAGAGCGCAATACGTGGTGGGGCAATGATGAAGAAATGACGGCTAACGCTCTGGGTCTTCACCAGAAGTTGGTTAAACAGTACGGCGGGGAATACGTTGGTACTGACGAATACTGGCGGTCCATTGATGAAACAATGCACCGTCGTTTCCCCGAATACTTCGGGGACGATAAATTCGCTGGTGGGGGCGGCAAGCCCACTGCACGCGCAGAAACAAAAGCGGCCACAGTAGTCGCTCCAGCGTCTAGAAGTACCTCTTCAAAAAAGATCGTACTTAAGCAGTCACAAGTGTTGATTGCGAAAAAACTAGGTCTAACCCCTGAGCAATATGCCCGGGAAATGAGAAAGCTGGAGAACTAAGATGGCCGAAGAAAGACTTGCACGCGAACTTGATAGCCGTACCAAAACCGAACGCCCCAAGACTTGGCAACCAGCTTCAACGCTGCCCGAGCCTGACAAGCAAGCCGGTTATGCGTATCGGTGGGTCCGTATTTCGACCCTGCAACAGGCTGACCCCCGCAATATCTCGGCCAAGCTGAGAGAAGGTTGGGAACCCGTTCGGATCGAAGAACAGCCCAAGTTCCGTGCCATGGTGGACCCCAATAGTCGTTTTAAGGACAACATTGAGGTCGCTGGACTGCTGCTCTGCAAGATTCCGTCTAGTTTCATGGATCAGCGTAAAGAATATTTCGCTAAGAAGAACCGGGACCAGATTCAGTCTGTAGACAGTAATTTTATGAGAGAAAACGACCCTAGAATGCCGCTTTTTAAGGAAGGGCGTTCTACTACGTCGTTTGGCAAAGGCAAATAACTAGGAGAGACTAATGGCTTATCCCTCTGTCTCAGCCCCTTACGGGCTGATCCCGATCAATCTGATCGGTGGGCAGGTCTTTGCTGGTGCTACTCGCCAGATTCCCATCGCTTCGGCCTCCGCGACTGCCGTCTTTTTCGGTGACGTGGTCAAGCTGAACAGCGACGGTACTCTGGACAAGGACACCGGTACTGATGCTGCTACCCCTGTCGGCGTTTTCCTCGGTTGCACCTATACGGATGCCACCTACGGCAAGACGTTCCGCCAGTCCTACCCCGGCGCTGTTACTGCTTCGGACATCTTTGCCTACGTGGCGGATGACCCGGACCAGCTGTACAAGGTCGCTATTGTTTCCTCGGGCACCACGATTGGCTATGTCAATCGTACCTCGGTTGGTAATAACGCGGTTCTGGTTCAGAACTCCGGTAATACTACTAACGGCAATTCGCGGGTCGCTATCGACAATACCACCGCCACCACTTCGACGTGGCCGGTTCGTGTTATCGACGTGGTGCCTGAGACTGCTACTGCTGGTAATCCCGGTTCCTACACGGAAGTTATCGTGAAGTGGAATCAGGGTATGCACCAGTACCTCAACCCCACTGGCGTGTAAGGAGATTTGAACTATGGCTATTTCACGCGCACAGCTCCTTAAGGAGCTTCTGCCCGGTCTGAACGCCCTGTTCGGTCTGGAATATGCTCGCTATGGCGAAGAGCATAAGGAAATCTACGACACCGAAACGTCTGAACGTTCGTTCGAAGAAGAAACCAAGCTGTCGGGCTTCTCGGCTGCTCCGGTTAAGAACGAAGGTTCGGCCATTGCGTATGACAATGCGCAGGAAGCTTGGACGGCTCGCTACAACCACGAAACCATTTCTTTGGGTTTCTCGCTGACGGAAGAAGCGATTGAGGACAACCTCTACGACTCTCTGTCTTCGCGTTACACCAAGGCTCTGGCTCGTGCCATGGCGTACACCAAGCAGACCAAGGCTGCGGCGACTCTGAACAACGGCTTCGACACCGATTATCCCGGTGGCGACGGCCAGCCCCTGTTCAGCGCTTCGCATCCGCTGGTCTCCGGTGGCACTAACTCGAACATCCCCGCCACCCCTGCCGACCTGAACGAAACCAGCCTCGAAGCTGCTGTCATTCAGATCGCTGCGTGGACGGATGAACGTGGTCTGCTGATTGCGGCGAAGCCGCGTAAGCTGATCGTGCCGCCGAGCCTGATGTTTGTTGCCACCCGCCTGCTTGAGACCGAACTGCGTGTCTCGACTGCGGACAACGACATCAACGCCATCAAGTCGAACGGTTCGATCCCGGAGGGTTACGCTGTTAACCACTTCCTGACCGACACCGACGCTTGGTTCCTGACGACGGATGTTCCGAATGGTCTGAAGCACTTTGTCCGTTCGCCCATGGCGAATTCGATGGACGGTGACTTCGACACCGGCAACGTCCGTTACAAGGCCCGCGAGCGTTATTCGTTTGGGTGGAGCGATCCTCTGGGTATGTATGGATCAGAGGGGGCGGCTTGACAACTCACGGATAACTCCATACAAAGTTCCTCAATAGTCTTGGGGAGGTTAGTGTGGTTTATACCGAGTGTAGTTACGCTGGCTGCGGCAACCCTGTGTTTTCTACGGGGATTTGTCGGAAACACTACGAACGGGAGCGGCTGGAAACAGCCGCTCCTTGTTCTATTCCGCAGTGTGCGAACAAGGCGTACAGAGGCACCCTATGCGGGCACCACTACCGGGAAGAGCGCAATGCGGCGCATCCACCTTGCACAGTACCTAATTGCGGGCACCCCCAGAAGACATTAAAATCAGGGTTGTGCGAAAGGCATCTATTCCGTTTTTCTCGCCACGGGTCTTTGGAACAGCCCCGTCGCCCAGATTGGGGCTCCCGCGAGTCCCACCCCCTCTACCAAACGTGGTATTGGCATAAGCGCGTTAAGGGTGGCCTTTGCCCCAAATGGCAGACAGATTTTTGGGCGTTTGTTACCGTTGTAGCACCTAAGCCCGGGGGCTGCTCCCTGCGGAGGCTCCGCGCAAACGAGCCTTTAGGGCCGGATAACTGGTTCTGGAAAGAGCCAATTCAAAGCGAAAACGGGGCTGACCGCGCACGTAAGCAGCGGGTGTACAACCCCCGGGCAGCTAAGAATTCTGACCTAAAAAAGATGTACGGCATAACCGTAGATGACTTTGACCGGATGGCGCACGAGCAAAACTACTGCTGCGCAATATGCCACCGGCAAGAAACCTCCGTGGACAAGTTGGGGTTACCCCGCCGCCTAGCCGTAGACCACTGCCATACAACTGGCAAAGTACGCGCCCTACTATGCACAAACTGCAATAAATCCCTTGGGGGGTTTAAAGACGACCCCCGTTTGCTTAGGGAGGCGGCGGCGTACCTAGAACGGCATCACTAACCCTTGCGCCACCTGTGTTTTCCTATACACTCCGGCGCAACTAGGGTTCCCCACCCGTACCGACTGACCTAGCAGACGTAGTAGAGACGGTATGGGGTTGTGCTACTACACGGAGAAATTCAATGGCGCAGACTACTTTCAGCGGACCGGTTGTGTCCGATAATGGCTTTGTTGGTAATGTCACCGGCAATGCGACTGGTACCGTTACGGGTACTGTTGTTCAGCCGGTTTCGGCTGTTGCCGCTACGGGTACTAACCTTGCCACTGCCGCTGCTTTGTCGGCTGGCATTAACGTTGTTTCGGCTGCTGACGGTACCAAGGGCGTGAAGCTCCCCGCTGCGGTGGCTGGCACGACCATTACGGTTTACAGCTCGGTTGCCTCCAGCGGTCTTGTGGTCTACGCGAACACCGGAGACACCATCAATGGCAGTGCGTCGGTGACGATGGAAGGTCAGACGTGGTTGCAGGCTGTTGCGACGACTGCTGATGTCTGGCTGACGACGATCTTCACTGCCAACACCTAATCGGTAACAACCCCATAAAGGAAAGTACCGATGGCTATGCAGACAGATGTCAAAGCATCTAAGCCCCTGACTACTACGGGGGATTTTAAGGATCAGGGTAATAATTCTATTGGCCGTGCTCGTATCAAGGCTATCTACGCTATGTGCGGGGCTGGACTGGGCAGTGTTGTGATTACCGACGGTAGCGGCGGTCCCACTCTGTATTCTTTTGAAACCCCCACAGCGGCTAATGCAGGTTCGGTTTATGTCCTGATCCCCGATCAGGGTATCTTGGCTCAGAACGGCCTGTACGGCACTGTGACCAATACGGCCTCTACCGTCATCTTTTACGGGTGATGCTGTGGCGGCTGAAAGAGGGTTTGATCTAGCGGGGCGTAGTATCTTCATCGCCCTGCCAGCGTATGACTTCAAGGTTTCCTTGAAGCTGGCTATTTCTTTGGCGCGGTTTGCTCAGGTAGCGCCTAGGCATGGTATCGACGTGCAGATCGGTAGTATCTGCGGTTGCTCTGTCGTGTCTCGCGCTCGCAACCTGCTGGTCCGTGACTTTCTTGATTCCCCCTGCACCGAACTGCTCTTTATAGACAGCGACATCAACTTTGAACCCGACGCTATTACCCGGCTCATGGCTTGGGGTAGTGACAAGGAGAAGGGTATCGTCGCTGCGGTTCCGCGCGTACGGGATGTAAACAAGACGTATATTGCTGACCTAGACCACGACGAAAACGGTCAGCTTACCATGAATAGTATGGGGTTAGTCCGTGCGCAGCGGGTCGCTACTGCCTTTATGTGGGTGCAGCGCGGTGTGTTCGAGAAGCTGGTGGCTGAGAACCCGGACTGGACTTATTTCGACAAGCGTGCGGGCAAGGACCTGAGCGCTGTATTTGACTTCAAGGTTACCCGCGAAGGCTACATTGGGGAGGACTTCCTCTTCTGTGACCGCGTCCGTGAGGCTGGCTACGAAGTCTGGATTGATCCCACCATAACCTTGGGTCACATGGGCGTGCAGGAGTACACGGGTAACTTCGGTCACGACATCCTGTATCCCATGGTTGTCCCGGCACAGAAGGTGTCAAATGGCTAAGTCCCCCGCGTGGACACGCAAGGAAGGCAAGAACCCCAAGGGCGGTCTAAACGCCAAGGGGCGTGCTTCCTACAATGCTGCCAACCCCGGGAAACCCGGCCTGAAGCGCCCCCAGCCTGAAGGTGGCCCGCGTAAAAAGTCCTTCTGTTCGAGGATGACCGGAATGAAGAAGAAGCTCACCAGCAAGAAAACTGCCAACGACCCCAACAGTCGGATCAACAAATCCCTTAGGGCGTGGAACTGCTGATATGGAGATGATGGTATGGAACATCGTCCTGAGCGCCGTGGTAGCGGCTATGGGTGTCATGCTTAAGGGCAAGCTCGATGAGCTTTACCGGGTGGGTATCCTGCTGAACAAGACCCGTGAGGAAGTCGCTAGGAATCATATCACACGTGAAGAATACAGCCGTGATCTGGAGAAGCTGGGTGATCGCTTCGACGCTGGTATCCTTAGGTTAGAGGCCAAAATAGATGCCATTTATAAGAAGGCTTAAGGAAATGTTTAAGAAGGTAGTTAACAAGGTCAGGAAGTACGCTGATGGTGGTAACGTGGCTTCCGGCCCAAACTACGGAGCGTCCCAGCTGAACCCGGTTATGGGTGGTGGTACTGGTGGTGCGTATCCCCCTGCTCCTCAGGCTCCGCAGGCTCGTTTTGGTAACGCCAACCCCCCGGCTTTTGCCCAGAATAACGGTACCCGGGGACCTATGGCTCCTAATCCGACCCCGTTCAAGAAGGGTGGCAAGGTGAAAGCCAAGGCCAAGAAGAAGACAAAGACCTCCACTTCCAAGCGTGCGGACGGAATTGCGCAGCGGGGTAAAACTCGTGGGAAGATGGTGTAATGCCTGCTAAGTCCGCTAAGCAGGAGAAGTTTATGCAGGCGGTGGCGAACAATCCGTCGTTTGCAAAGAAAGTAGGCGTCCCGCAATCCGTGGGGCGTGAGTTCACAACAAAGAAAGGTACTGACATGAAGAAGATGAACATGGGCGGAATGTACGCCAAGGGTGGCATGAAGAAGATGGCCGGTGGTGGTCTGGCTGCTGGTCACAAGTCGGCTGACGGCGTTGCCAAGAAGGGTAAGACCAAGGGCAAGCAGATCGCCATGGCTCGCGGTGGTATGAAGGGCTGCAAGTAATATGCGCTCTTCTCGTGGTATGGGGGCCGTCAAGGCTTCCAAGATGCCTAAGGCAAAGACGATCACCCGGAAAGACAACCCGGATAAGGTCGAGATGTACGCTAAGGGCGGCAAGGTGAAGAAGTACAACGCGGCAGGTTCGGTTAAGGAACAATTTGACCGTATTAACGAAATCGTTACCCGCCCGCGCCCGAAGGCTGAACCGAAGAAAGAGGCCCCGATGAAGCGTCTGGGGCCTAGCGATGAGGATATCGTTGGGAATAAGCCTCTGGTCAAGGGTCCCGATGGGAAGCCGTACGTCCCTGAAAGTCGTCGTAAGGCCAAGGGTGGTAAGTTTATTCAGCAGGCTATCAAGAAGCCCGGTGCTCTCCGTGCCAGCCTTGGTGCCAAGAAGGGCGAACCTATCCCGGCTAAGAAACTGGCTAAGGCTGCTAAGGCCCCCGGTAAGCTTGGTCAGCGGGCTCGTTTCGCTGAGATGCTGAAGGGTTTTAGGAAGAAGTAATGGCTCGTACCGACGAGAGTAAGTGGAAGCGTGTTGTCGCCAGTGTAAAAGCTGGCGACAAAGGCGGCAAACCGGGTCAATGGTCTGCCCGTAAAGCCCAGCTTGCTACTCAGCGATACAAGAAATCCGGTGGGGGGTATAAAGGCCCCAAGACTGAAGCCCAGAAGTCCCTGTCCAAGTGGACTAAGGAAGACTGGGGAACTCGGTCTGGCAAACCCTCCACACAGGGGTCTAAGGCGACAGGCGAGCGGTATCTGCCTAAGGCGGCTCGTCAGTCCCTTTCCTCGGCTGAATATGCTGCTACTACTAAAGCAAAGCGGGAAGGCACCGCCAAGGGCAAACAGTTCGTCAAGCAACCCAAGGCTATCGCCAGTAAAACGGCAAGGTACAGATGACCACTTCTGGATCGGCTTCGTTTAACCTAGACCTCAATAACCTGATCGAAGAAGCCTTCGAACGGTGCGGGGTAGAGCTGCGTACTGGTTACGACCTGCGTACAGCGCGTCGTAGTTTGAACCTGTTGACAATAGAGTGGGCAAATAAGGGGATAAATCTCTGGACTATTGAACAGGGGTCGATCCCCATGGTTCAGGGGACGGTTACCTACAACCTTCCTGCAGACACGATTGATCTGCTGGACCACGTGATTCGTACGCAGTCGGGTATCAACCAGACCGACATCAATATTACCCGTATTAGCGTAGATACTTACGCTACCATCCCCAACAAGCTGACCCAAGGCCGTCCCATTCAGGTCTGGATCAACAGGCAGTCAGGTGCAAAGTATCCGGTGGGCGGGCAACCTGCGGGTACGGATGTGGCTACGGGTATTGACTACCCGAACATTAACGTCTGGCCGTGCCCCGACCAGAGCAATTACTACACCTTCGTATACTGGCGGCTGCGCCGTATTCAGGACGCCGGAAATGGCGTCGATACGCAGGATATCCCCTTTCGTATGCTGCCCTGCATGGTGGCTGGGTTGGCCTATTATCTGGCCCTGAAAATCCCAGATGCCCTTGAACGGGTGCCCATGCTGAAGGCCATGTACGACGAGCAGTGGCAGTTGGCGGCGGATGAGGACCGTGAGAAAGCCTCCCTCCGTCTGGCCCCTCGCCAGATGTTCTTCTAGGGGGCGTAGATGCCCAATAGGTTTGCTTCCGGTAAAAAGGCTATCGCAGAGTGCGATAGATGCGGCTTCAGATATAAGCTGAAAGAACTCCGGCAGCTCGTCATCAAGACAAAAAACGTCAATATTCTGGTCTGCCCCACCTGCTGGGAACCCGACCAGCCCCAGCTCCAGCTGGGTATGTACCCCGTGGACGACCCCCAAGCCCTGCGCAACCCGCGTCGGGATAACAGCTACCTTCAGGCCGGTCTGACTGGCCTGCAAATCCTGACGGTAAACCCGCCGGTCCCCAGCGCGGAGGATGCTTTTGGCACGCCTTCTGGTGGTAGCCGTGTTATACAGTGGGGATGGGACCCGGTAGGGTTGAATAATCCGTTAAATCTGTCTGGCCTTGTAAATACCCTTTTGGGACAGGGTCAGGTAGGCACCGTAACTATACAGACTACATAGGAGTAGAATATGGCTAAGAACGATATCAAGCAGGACAAGGCCATGGTTAAGGCCGCTGTCCATAAGCACGAAAAGGGTATGCACCCGGGTAAGCCGATGACCAAGTTGGCTAAGGGCGGCAAGACCAATATGCAGATGAAGGATATGGGCCGTGGTCTCGCCAAGGTGGCGAACCAGAAGAAGTCCGTGCGCTCTGTCCGTAAGGCGGGAATTTAACATGGCCGAGAAGATTTACAGGAAGCCGAAGCCGGTTCCGATTAACGGTAACAGTGGCTATCCGAACAACGTCGCTAACACCCAGACGCAGAAGACACGCGGCACTGGTGCGGCCACGAAGGGTACTGGTCACAGCACGAAGATGGGCTAAATGAACTACGCCACGCTTGTCAGCACGATCAAGGCTTATACTGAGAACGACTTCCCGGATACGGAGGGGTCTGGCGGTCTTACGTCTACCCAGCAGATTGATACGTTTATAGAGCAGGCTGAAACCCGTATCTATAACAATGTACAGCTTTTGGACTTGCGTAAGAACGTTACGGGTAATGCCTCCTTGGGTAATATGTACCTGAGCGTACCGTCTGACTGGCTGGCTAACTTCTCTTTGGCTGTGATCGACCCGGTTACTGGTGGGTATGAATACCTGCTGAACAAGGATGTTAACTACATCCGTGAGGCGTTCCCGTACCCGGCAACCACTGGCAAGCCCACTCACTACGCCATGTTTGACCAGAACTCCTACATTCTTGGCCCGACACCCGATGCCAACTACAACATGGAGCTACATTACTTCTACTACCCGCCGTCTATTGTGACTGCTGGTACGTCGTGGTTGGGCGATAACTTCGACACCGTGCTGCTTTACGGGTCTTTGTTGGAAGCCGCGACTTACATGAAGAGCGAAGCTGACGTAGTGGCGCAGTACCAAAATCGGTACAACGAAGCTCTGGCACAACTGAAGGCACTGGCGGAAGGCAAGAACCGGCAGGATATGTACAGAACCCAGCAAGTCCGTTACCCGGTGAGATAAGATGTTTGACGTTATTAGTGGCAACATTGGCAGCGTTATGGTGCAGGCGACCCAAGGGCGTGGTGCGTCTCCCGAAGAGCTGGCTGAACGGGCTCTGGATAAGATCATTTATGTCGGGGGTAATGCGCACCCGGCTATCCGTGAGCAGGCCGAAGCGTTCAAAGACAGCATTCGCTCCGTGCTTGTGTACTACATGAATGAGGCCGTTAGGGCTCACAACGTGACTCTGGTTAGTAAGTTCAACAAGGCTGGCTACCCAGAGCTGGTTAAAATTCTAGATAATTAAGGAGACTTACATGGCGATTACGCAGGCGATGTGCACTAGCTTCAAGGCTGAGATTCTCTTGGCCGTGCATGACTTCCGCGCTACTGGTGGCGACACCTTCAAACTGGCGCTTTACACTTCTTCGGCTTCTATCGACGCCAACACTACGGCGTACACGTCTTCGAACGAAGTTTCTGGTACTAACTACTCGGCTGGTGGCGGTTCGCTGTCCAATCTGGGTGTGGTTACGTCCAACAACACCGCTTCGACGGGTACTGGCTTTACGGATTTCAGCGACCTTACCTTTGCCAACGCGACCATCACGGCTCGCGGTGCGCTGATCTACAACAGCACTCCGTCCGCTAACTCCAACGCCAACACCACCCTGACCAATGCGGCTGTGTGCGTGCTGGACTTTGGTTCGGACAAGACCTCCACGGCTGGTGATTTCACCATCATCTTCCCGGCGGCTACCAATGCGGCGGCTATCATCAGGATTGCCTAAATGGCTTTGGTTCTAGCGGATCGCGTAAAAGATACTACGACTACGACTGGTCAGGGCACGGTTACCCTTAGCGGGACTGCGCCTACTGGTTTTCAGAACTTCTCAGTTATCGGTGACGGGAACACTACCTATTATACGATTGCCGGTGGTTCTGAATGGGAAGTCGGTATCGGTACCTACACGTCGTCAGGTACCACGCTTTCGCGTGATACGGTGCTTTCTTCCAGTGCGGGCGGCACGACCAAGGTTACGTTCTCCGCAGGCACTAAGGATGTGTTTGTCACGCTTCCCGCTGAAGTTGTTCCGAACTACGTCTATACCAAGACTACCTTCACAGCCACGGCTGGGCAGACCACCTTCACGGTGGCCTATACCGTTGGGTACATAGATGTCTACCTGAACGGCGTGAAGCTGACGACGAGCGAATACACGGCGACAAACGGCACAAGCGTTGTGCTGGGAACTGCTGCGGCGCTTAACGATATTGTTGAAACCATCGCGTGGTCAACATTTTCTGCCACCAACACTAATATCGGCGTCGGCACGGGTACGTCACTGGCGCTGGGCGGCGCAACTATTGGCACTAATGCTCTGGCGGTTACTGGGACGGCGGCTATTAGCGGCGCGACTACTTTGGGCGTTGCCTCCACCACCCAAGGCTCCCTTGTCCTTGCCAATACTTCAGCCAATTCTACCACCATCAAGTCCAGCAACAGCGCCAGCGCGGCTTACACCATCACCTTGCCGGTTTCAGCTGGAACCAGCGGGCAAGTGCTTTCAACTGATGGGACAGGCATTACGTCGTGGATTACGGTTAGCGGCGCGGAATACGGCACATGGACGCCGGGGCTTTCGTTTGGCGGTGGTACGACTGGCATAACATACGGTGGTCAATCCGGGACGTATGTAAAGGCCGGGAGAAGCGTTCTTTACGGTATATACATCAACACGACCAGCAAGGGTTCGTCCACGGGTCTAGCACGGATTACCGGATGCCCGTATACCGTTGAAAGCGGATCGACTACCAGATACTCATACGGCCAGCCGGTAAACGGCGGGAGCGGTATTACCGTTACTTCTGCTTACACGCTATTCCTTGGAACATATTACACGGGAAGCGCGACAACGCTGGATTTCTATGAAGTCTCACTCGGCACGCCATCGTCCATGAGCAATACAGCGTTTTCCAACAGCATGACTTTTTATGGGTCCGTTTCTGTTATTACTACCGCTTAAAGGATATAAATATGCACAAACGCGCAGACATTGACCGCATCGACTTCCAGCCTGACGGCACGATGATGGTCCGCATTGCCAAGTATCTGGTGGACGACGATGGCTCCATTCTGAACATGGGCAGCGACAGCAAATACCATGCGACATCGTTCATCCCGGCTGGGCAGGATCACGAAGCCACCATTGAGGCCAACAATGCCGATTTGGTCCGTCAGGGCTTCGGCGCGGTGCCGTCCGACCAGTGGGATAACGTCCGCACCCTTATCGCGGTCAAGCACACGCCGGAAGTCATCAAGGCTTACCAAGACGCCCAAGCCGCTGCGCGGGCTGCTAGGGACGCAGAACGCGGACTGTAAACCATGGCTATTAACCGCAACCTATCCATCCTTGCTCAAGGCGCTAGTTCTACTGGCAACCTGTTGAACTACGCGGGCGCGAACAAGATCATCAATGGGGATATGGTGATCGACCAGCGCAATGCTGGGGCAAGTGTGACGCCTACGGTCAATCCGACCTACACCTTAGACAGGTGGGCCACCGTTTTCAGTGCGGCGAGTAAGTTCAGCGTTCAGCAAAATGCTGGTTCCGTGGCTGTTCTTGCGGGGATGCCGAAAAACTACGCAGGCATCACATCGCTCTCCAGCTATTCGCTCTCAAGCAGCGACTATTTCTTCCTAACCCAGTATATTGAAGGTTTGAATTGCGCGGACCTGAACTTCGGAAGCTCTATCGCAAGTGACATAACTTTGTCGTTCTGGGTGCGGTCAAGCCTGACAGGAACCTTTGGTGGCGTGCTACAGAATTCTGCTCAAAATCGTACTTACTGTTTTAGCTATTCTATTGCTTCAGCCAATACTTGGACGAAAATTTCAGTCACAATTCCGGGGGATCAGAGCGGCACTTGGCTGACTACCAACGGAATAGGTCTACGCATATTCTTCACACTTGGCACCGGCTCGACGTTCAAAGGCACTCCTGCCGGGTGGAGCGCCGCTGCTATATTTGCCCCAACTGGTGCTGTTGATATTGTAGCGACTAACAGCGCAACTTGGTACGTCACGGGCGTCAAGCTGGAAGTCGGCACCGTCGCCACGCCATTCGTGCCGGATGATTATCAGGTGTCGTTGGGGAAGTGTCAGCGGTACTATAGCAAATCTTATGACACAGAAGTTGCTCCCGGCACTTCAGCCGGAGCAGGAACTTATTACATGAGCGGATCAACAGATAACTCAAGCCTTCTGCTTGGACCCATTGCTTTCAAAGTCAAGATGAGGGCCGTCCCTACCATGCTGGCGTTTAGGAATCCCGGTACTGCAAGCATCTGGGATTATGGGCGCAACGGAGCAACAGGGACAGCCACAGTTACATTTACCTCTATCGGCCAGCAAGGTTGTACTCCTTATCTTGATGCAGGCGCTGCTTGGGTTGTCGGGTTTATGTATGGTCAATGGACAGCAAGTGCGGAGCTATAAGATGGAAACATATGGGCTGATCTCTTTTCGTGGAATTGTCGAAGGTGTGGTGCGAGATGACGGGGCAACTATCCCCTTCGCCCCAGACAACACCGACTACCAGCAGTTCCTAAAAGACTGGAAAAACGGCGCGGAAGTGCTGGACGCGGACGGCAATCCGCTACCTTACAGCGATGAAGCGTTAGCAGCCTTGGAAGTTAAGTGACCACTGCGTTTCAAACAAACGCCTTTCAGAACAACCCCCCGGTGGTGACGCCGCCTCTGCCTTGGGCTTAAACAGGACGTACTAAAATGGACGACCAGATCGCGCTCCTTCGTGAGCAAGCCAAGATTGAGCTGACCAAGCTGGAGGCCGCTGCGTCGGCCAAAGATGTTGCGGGGAAGGCTATTGGTAAGCAGGGGCTGTTCTATATCACCCTGATCGTTGTGATCGGCGTGGGCGCATCTATTGTGCTGGAAAACCAGAAGATCGCCGCCGTTATGGGCCTGCTGGGTGCGTCCCTGACCGCCCTGATCTCCATGCTGACCGGCATAGCCGGGGCAAGCCCCAAGCAAGAACGCCCTGAGTTCGAGGTCATCAAGAGCCTGATCGAGCGGCTGGACCGTCTGGACCGCCCAGAGCAACCCATGCGGGTTGACGTTGAAGGTGATAAAGTCACCGTGCGCCGTGGCGAAGACGTTGTGATGGCCCAAAAGCCTGACCAGAAAAAATAGCCATGCAGCTCTCCCAGCACTTCACCTTAGAGGAGTTCACCAAGTCCCAGACTGGTGACCGGCTGGGTATTGACAACCTGCCCGGTGCTGCGGTGTTGGATAACATTATGGTGCTATGTGCACGGGTACTGGAGCCGGTGCGGGAGCATTTTGGCCCCGTGCATATCAACTCAGGCTACCGGGGACCGGCGCTGAATAAGGCCGTTGGGGGTGTTGCTACTTCGCAACACTGTCTGGGTCAGGCTGCGGATATTGAAGTTTCCGGGGTTGCTAACGGGGACTTGGCGCAGTGGATTGCCGAGAACCTAGACTACGATCAGGTTATTCTGGAGTGCTACCGCAAGGGGCAACCGAATAGTGGCTGGGTCCACGTCAGTTACAAAACCTCTGGCAACCGCAAACAGCAACTGACTGCTGCCGTCATCAACGGCAAAATGGTATACACCCCGGGTCTGAACACCTAACCAGAGGGGGCTGAAATGTTTGGTTTTTCCTCCTTTGCGGAAACCCCGTTTGCCGCTCTTGGTACTATATCGGTACAGGTCAGCGTAACTGGGGTTGAGGCTACTGGGTCTGTCGGTACCGTAGCTATTTCTGCTGCTGCCAGTATCTCCCTGACCGGGGTCTCGGCCACTGGGTCTGTCGGTACGACTGCTGTCCAAGCTGCTGCTAATTTCAGTGTCACTGGGGTCGAAGCTTCCGGTTTAGTTGGCAGTGTGGCGGTCTCTGCTGCTGTCAATGTATTGGTTGATGTTACCGGGGTTGAGGCTCTAGGTAACGTTGGTACCGTTACGGTAGACGAGAATGAAGTCGTTGATGTTACTGGTGTTTTTGGCACTGGTGAGATCGGTACCCCCACAATCCAAGGTGCAGCCAGTGTAATCCTTACGGGGGTTGAAGCCGCTGGGTACATTGGAACCGTTCTAATACAGGGTGCGGCCAACACAAACGTTACCGGGGTCGAGGCTCTGGGTGAGATTGGCACTGTTTTTATTTCGTTTGGTGTCAGCGTTTCGGTTACCGGGGTCGAAGCTTTTGGGTCAGTAGGAACAGTAACCGCCCAAGGCGCAGCCAGTGTATTTGCTCTGGAAGCCCGGGGTACGGGTCAGGTGGGTACTGTTGCGGTTCAGGCTGAGGCGTTGGTCGATGCTACCGGGGTCTCGGCTACTGGGGAGGTTGGGGGTGTAGCGGTAGTCGTACGCCAAAACGTGCAGGTTACCGGGGTCTCGGCCACTGGGTCTATAGGCACGGCGACCACTTCTGCCAACGCTACAGTTAATGTTACCGGCGTACAGGCTACCGGCTATATCGCAAACGTGCTGGTTTGGGGTATAATCAATGAAAATCAGACCCCGAATTGGCAGGCGATAAACGACACGCAGCCGGGTGGGTGGATACAAATAAACGACGGAAATACAGTAACTTGGGTGGAAATCCCCACGTAAGGAAAAGCTATGGCTAGTACATACAGTTCGCTGAAAATTCAGCTCATGGCGACGGGCGAGAACCTGTCTACTTGGGGTAACACCACCAACGTCAATTTGGGCACTGCTCTGGAAGAAGCAATCGTCGGGTCCGCCGATGTAACTTTTGCCAGCGGTGCGGTTACCCTGACCCTTTCTAATACAAACGCGACCCAGACGGCGCGTAATATGCGGCTGAACCTGACTGGCACTTCGGGCGGTGCGCAGAACTTGATCGTCCCTGCGATTGAGAAGGTCTACATCGTTAATAATGGCTGCGCCGATGCTATCACAGTAAAGAACTCCACGGGCACAGGCATTGCGGTCCCTGCCGGTAAGACTATGTGGGTCTACAATGACGGCACGAACGTAGTGAATGTTGTCACCCACCTCACCTCTCTTACCCTTGGTGCGGCCCTTCCGGTGGCTAGTGGCGGTACGGGTGTTACGACTTCTACTGGGTCGGGCAATGTGGTCCTGTCTACCAGCCCGACGTTGGTTACTCCGGCTCTTGGCACTCCGGCTTCCGGTAACTTGGCTAACTGCACGGGGATCAATGTTACGAGCGTCTCCGGCACGTTGCCTATCGCTAACGGTGGTACTGGGGCTACGACGGCTGCAAACGCCCGCACGGCTCTTGATGTTCCCAGCACAGGGGGCACTGGTGCTACTGGTACGTGGGCTATCAATATTTCGGGAAGCGCAGCAAGTGCCACCACGGCTACGTCTGCCACTTCGGCTACTAGCGCCACCACGGCTACGACGGCCACTACGGCTAACGCCCTGAACACGGGTAACAACTACCAAGTGAACTCTATCGGCGTCGGCACGGCTGCGTCTGGTTCGGCTGGTGAAATCCGGGCCACTGGTAACGTCACTGCTTACTATTCGGATGATCGCCTGAAGCGCCGCCTTGGTTATATCGGCGGTGCCTTGGATAAGGTTATGTCTTTGAGAGGATTCTATTATGAAGCTAATGAAGTCGCTAACCAGCTTGGTTACGAGTCTGTACGGGAAGTTGGTCTGTCTGCTCAAGAAGTGCAAGCAGTTCTGCCAGAGATTGTTAAACCGGCTCCTATAGACCCGCAGTATCTGACCCTTGATTACGCGAAGCTGGTGCCGTTGCTGGTGGAAGCTATCAAGGAACAGCAGATTTTGATTAAAAATCTGAGCAAGAAGGTCAATGGGTAATGGCCCTTCCTTCCAGTGGCCCTCTTAGTCTGAGCGATATTCAGGGCGAGTTTGGTGGTTCAAACCCCATCTCGCTGTCAGAGTATTATGCTGGCGGTGGACTTGTTCCGTCTGGGACTAGCGGCACTTATGGCGCTGTTCCTTCTTCAGGGACGATCAGTATTCAAAATTTCTACGGTACTTCCAACACGCCGCCGTTTACCCCGGTGACAAATACCTACACCAGCGGTTCGGGTAATGAGACTGTGCCTTCTGGTGCCACTAGCCTGACCCTGACTGTGGTTGGCGCGGGTGGCTCTGGTGGCAGCTCGTACACCGATTTTGGCTCCGACATCTACAACAGCGGCGGCGGTGGTGGCGGTGCGGGCTATTCGATCATTACCAGAGCGGTTGCGTCTGGTGACTGGTCTACGACGATAGCGTATTCCGTTGGCACATCTGGCGGTGTTTCTTCGACCACCACGGGTTCGCTTTCCGCCGGGGCTGTGTCTCTGACAGGCGGTGGTGGCAATTCGGGTACAAGTGCTGGCCCCAGCAGCGGTGGTGATGGAGGTACGGGTGGTACGGCTTCTGGCGGTTCTACCAATACTACCGGCTCTGCCGGTAACCCCGGTTCGACTAGTTCCAGCAGTGGTAATCCCGGCGGTGCTGGCGGTGCGTCTGGTGGCACGGCTTACGGTTACGGTGCTGATGGTGCCTCTGCCCCCGGTAGCCCCGGCTCTGTTGGTGGCGGCGTCGTTATCTTTGCTTGGACATAGGAGGTTTAGATGGCTTTCGATCCTGTAAGTGCGGCTCTTGATATTGGCGGCAAAGTCATTGACCGCGTTTGGCCCGATCCGGCTCAGAAGGATGCTGCCAAGCTGGAGTTGATGAAACTTTACCAGAACGGCGATCTTGCCAATCTTGCGGCCCAGACTGAACTTGCCAAGGGCGCTGCCGACATAATCAAGACCGAAGCGGCTGGCGGGTTTCTCGCCTCTAGCTGGCGTCCGATCACCATGCTGATTTTTGTGGGTCTGATTACGGCCCGCTGGTTTGGTTTTGCTGCGCCTAACCTGCAGGAAGCTGAGTATCTGAAGCTGTGGGATATCGTGCAGTTGGGTCTTGGCGGGTACGTAATTGGGCGCAGCGCCGAAAAGATTGTGCCGTCTATCGCGGAAGCTCTGAACAAGAAGTAAACTAAATGGCTCTTATCAAGCTTCAGTTTCGCCCCGGCGTTAATCGGGATCAGACCAACTACTCCGGTGAGGGTGGTTGGTTTTCTTGCGACAAAATCAGGTTCCGCTCTGGCTACCCGGAAAAGATTGGCGGCTGGATAAAGGCTACCCCCACGTCGATTATCGGTGTGTGCCGCCAGATGTGGAACTGGGTTACCACGTTTACCGATAACCTTCTGGCTCTCGGCACAAACGTAAAAGTCTATATCGAAGCTGGTGGCTACTTCAACGATATCACCCCATTGCGGGCAGTTGATCCTACCCTGTCGTCACCCGATACAAATAATTGCGTGCAGACAGACAATGGGTCTACTACCGTCATCATCAACCTTGCTGCAGCGCATAACGCTGTGTCCGGGCAGTACGTTACTATCTCTGGCGTAACCGGAACTGTTGGTGGCGTGCCTAACTCCGAAATCAACGCTAACCACGAGATTACGGTAATTGACGCTGACTCTTTCTCCATCACGGTTACGACGGCGGCTACTTCCACAGTTGCTTCTGGTGGCGGCACAGGCATTAGCATCGACTTTGAAATTGAACCGGGCTACCCCATTCTGACTGCGGGTTATGGTTGGGGCACTGGTACTTGGAGTCGTGGCGCTTGGGGTCTGGGTTCCACAGAGCCTGTTTACTTCCCACAGCGTGACTGGTGGTTTGATAACTTCGACAACGATTTGGTTATGAACATCCGCAACGGCGCTCCCTACTACTGGGAACGTGGTTCGAACCAAGACCCGTCTAGTGCCTTGGCTACCCGGGCTATTACGCTTCAAGCTTACGCCACCAGCCAAGGGTATAGTTCTAGCGCTGTGCCCGTGCAGGTTATGCAGTTGCTGATATCTCAGCAGGATAAGCATATTATAGCTTTCGGTGCGGTTCCTTACGGCAGCACCAGCACGGCGGACTTTGACCCGTTGCTTATCCGGTGGGCTGACCAAGACAACCCGGGGCAGTGGACTCCCACACCGACTAACTCTGCTGGCTTTTTGCGTGTTTCTCGTGGGTCCGCGATTGTCCGGGCGTTGCCCACCCGGCAGGAAATTCTCGTTTTCACTGACACCAATCTGTACTCGCTGCAGTTCTTGGGGACTACGGATGTCTTTGGTCTGCAGGAATATCAGGATAACCAGTCCATCATTTCGCCCCGCGCTGTGGCTACAGCGGCCAGTATCACGTACTGGATGGGTCAGGATAAGTTCTACGCCTATACAGGTCGCGTTGAAACGCTGGCTTGCTCCCTGCGTAACTATGTTTTTCAGGACCTTAACTACGCCCAGAGGGACCAGATCGTTAGCGGCACTAACGAAGAGTGGAATGAAATCTGGTGGTTCTACCCCAGCGCTGCCTCTTCCTATAATGACCGTTACGTGGTGTTTAACCATCTCGACAAGATTTGGTACTACGGCACCATAGAACGCACGGCTTGGCTGGACACCCCGCTTCGCGCTAACCCGCAGGCTATAGAAACTTCCACGGACTACACTACCGGCTACCTGTACAACCACGAAGACGGCATTAACGACGGTGCAGTGGGTATGTCTGCGTATATTGAGTCCAACGACTTTGATATCGGGGACGGCGAGAAGTTTATGCTTTCCAAGCGTGTGATCCCGGATATTGGGTTTGCAGGGTCCACGGCGGCTGATCCTGAAGTTACTTTGACCATACGCTCACGTAACTTCCCCGGTAACCCGTTGTCCAGCGAAGCTGCCGACTCCAAGCTGGTTATCGAAACTGCAGTCGATACGTATACTAGCCAAGTGTTTATCCGGTCTCGTGCGCGTCAGATGGCGCTTAAAATCAGTTCTGAGACTTTGGGTGTGCAGTGGCAGGTGGGTGCGCCCCGTTTGGATGCTAGGGAAGACGGTAAGCGCTAATGGCCCTTGTAAGGTTCAAGCACACCCCACTGCCTAACCCGCCATCGGATTACGACCCCCAGTACGTGCGGCAGATGATCCGCGTGCTTGAGATTTACTTCAACCAGCTGGACTCGCTTACTCCGAACCAAGCACAGTCTTACACGGCTGATGAGTTTATCGGGGGTAACTTCACCGGGACTAATGTAAGTGTAAGCAGTCTTGTTACTTCGTTTCTTAGTTTCCAAGCCGCCCTTGGGGGTTACCTAGACGCTAGTGGTGTCCGCGCAACTGCGCTTATCTCCAGTGGGCATAGTAACGGCAGGCAGGTCTCTACTGATGTAAGCGCTGTTAATTTTTACGGTGGTTCGTTCTACGGCGATGGTAGGTATATTGACACACCGTACAATCAGCTTATCAGCAGCACTGACCAGACTGCAGCTAATACGTATACTGCCTACGCTATTACCTACGATACCGAAGACTTTCCAGACGGTATTTCAGTAGTAAGCAATTCTCAGATTACCTTTGCCGAGCCGGGTATTTACAACATCGCCTATAGTATCCAGCTCAAAAATACGAATAACGATCTTGAAACCGTTGACATCTGGTTCCGCAAAGACGGTACCGACATAGCAGGGTCTAATACTCGGTTTGCTATACCAGCCCGTAAGTCTACGGGGGACCCGTCTTATCTTGTGGCGGTAACGCCGATCATGGTCGATATCACTGCGGTCAATCAGTATGTCCAGATTATGTGGCATACATCGAACACGGCGGTTACGATTGAACACCTAGCGGCAGTTACCGCCAACCCCGGTGTCACCCCGGCTATCCCGGCTACCCCTTCCGTCATTGTGGGGGTCACATTTATTTCTGCCCAGTTCCCGCCGGTCACCCGGGTCGCCCCGCTTCCGGTCTTTGGTTTTGGGCAAATTGGTAATATAACCGTTTCAACGCCTTAATCGGGGCTCCAGATGCACTCCCTAGCGCAGCACTTACAATCCCAAGGCCGGGGGAACGACACGGTCCTAGTCCACATGACCCCCCGGGAAGTAGGGGGTTTGCAGGCTCTTGCCCAGTCTGCGGGTGGTACGCTGACCCGTAACCCTACCACGGGCCTCCCGGAAGCCGGGTTCTTGGACTCCATCCTGCCAATGATTGCTGGTGTGGCTGGCGGCGCTCTGGGTATTGACCCTTATTTGGTTTCTGCTGGTGTAGGCGCTATTACGGGTGTTGCCACCGGAAACCTTGAAAAGGGCCTGATGTCGGGTCTGGGAGCCTATGGTGGTGCGGCATTGGGTCGCACTATTAACCCGGAAGGTACTATTGGTGGGTTCAGTTTCGGTACCCCCGCAGCGCCTCCTACTCCGTCCTTAACCACAATTAACGCGGCCCCCATATCTCCTAGTGATCTAACTCCAAATGATATGGGCAGGTTAGGCACTTTGCCGGGGGGTACATATACACCTCCAGCAGGCATACAGCCGATTACGCCAACCGTTACTTTACACGCTAACGACATTAGTACGTTGTCTAGACTCCCGGCTATCCCAGAAGAACCCGCTGGTTTCTTTGATCGTTTCAGTGCCAATGCCGCTCGTGGTCTTGGGGGTACTGGATTGGAAAAGTTTGCCCCCTACGCGGCTGGACTTGGTCTGGCAACTCCGTTCCTTGGTTCCAGCAGTTCTGGTCTTGGAATGCCTAAGCCCACGGAACCTAAGAAGCTTCCTCCGCCTAGGATGTTTAATCGTAGGCCTACTTACCCTGTTAACCGGGACCCTAGGGACTCTTCGGAGTTTATGTACTTCGATCCTTCCGTTCCGTACTTTGAGCCCCGCCCGGAGACGGTTACGTCCGACCAAGATTATCGTTCTTTAGCAAGAGGGCTTTCTTCTGCTTTCTACCCCCAAGGGTTTGCTGATGGTGGTGCGGTAGAAGCCCGTCCGCGTTCTGCTCCTGATGTTGCTGCCCCTGCTGGGTACGCTGCACAAGCCCCTGCCCGGTCTTACGTTGAACAGCTCTATAATTTCCCTCGGGCTACCAACGTACCGAAACTGGTTAAACCTACCGCCGAAGCTGTTGCACTTCAGACACAGTACCCTACTGCTACTAAGGCTCAGCTAAGTGAGTACGAACGTGCGATAGCAGGTGGTGGTGACCCCAGCGCAACCCGGTCCTTGATGCAGGCATACGGCCCTACGTCTGGTATTAAGGAGCTGCAGCCTTGGTCCCCGGATTTTAAGGGTTTTGACTACGCACGGTCCCGTCCGGTGGATGCGTTTGGTAACCCTGTTGGCTGGGAATTGCCCGCTAGAACCGCGCCTACTATGGGTGCTGACGGTGTTCCTTCTGGCTGGGACCCCCGTGACTGGGAAAATATGAAGAATTTTGACCCCGGTAGCCCTAGCGACGAGTACATCCTTAACAACCCGTGGATGGGTGGGATGCAGTTTGGCCCCGCCCCGTTAATGAGCCAGTTACCACTTATGAGTGTAACGCAAGACAGTAGCGGGAAAAATACTTATTCACCTCAGCCGGAGCCTGAGTTTACCAGCCGTCGCCTAGAAAACGCTTACAACATTGGACTTGCTGAGAAAGCGGCTGGAGAAGCAGGAGCCGCAAACAACCAGACGGCGCTTAATTACGTTCTGTACGGTACCCCCGACGCCCCGGAAGGCGCGGTTACCCCTGAAGGGTTTGCACCCAAAACTACCCCCAGCACCGGAAGTAATTTTTTAAATTTCCTTAATCAGAATATGGCTGCTCCGCGTAGCACTTCGACTGCTGCGCCTTCTGTTGGGTTTTTTAATAACCCTGTTGAGTATGTAGGGAACAAGGTAAGCGATACGTATAACGACCTCCGTAACATTGGGAATTGGACTACTGGAGAATTTGTTAACGCGGGGCTTAATGCTCTCCCTACTGGGTTACCCGGTATAATCGGTGGGGTACTCGCAGGTGGGCTAAACGTTCCTTTGGCTAAAGGAAATAGCTTTATTACAAGTCCGCCGCTTTCGTATGGGTTAGGACAAGACTTCAGAGAGTTTATACAAAATTTGGGTAAACCTAGCGGCCAAGCCGCAGGCGGCGTAAACCTTGAAGACGGTTCCTTTGTGGTCGATGCCCGCACGGTGGCTGAACTGGGTAACGGGTCGTCTGGTGCTGGTCAGGAGCTTCTTGCTCGTATGGGCGGTAAGCCCATCAAGGGTCCGGGTGACGGGGTCAGCGACTCTATCCGTGCCAATATCGGTGGCAAGCAGGAAGCCCGGGTGGCCCGGGATGAAGTTAAGTTCAGCCCTAAGGCAGTTAAGAAACTTGGCGGCGGCGATCCGAAGAAGGGTGCTGCCCGTTTGTATGCTATGATGAGGAAAGCTGAGAAGGCCAGAAAGACGGCCTCTCGCGGTAAGGACACAGGGCTTCGCGCTCTGGTAGGAGAGAAGTAATGGCAACCCCACAGGTTCAAAATATACAGACTACAACCACCAACCTCCCGACGTATGCAGAGCCATATGTTACGGAGATGCTGGATCGCGCACGCGATGTTTCTTACCAGCCGTATATTCCTTTTGGGTATACCCAAGACGCTAGTGGGAATGTGGTGCGGGCTACGGACCCGACCACCGGACAACCTGTTAACGCAGACCGTATTGCTGGTTTCACCCCCGGTCAGACCTATGCTCAGCAGCAGGCGTATGACTTGCAGCAGCCGGGTCAGTTCGGTCAGGCCACCCAGTTGGCTGGCACTGCGGGTCTTGGTTCCTTGGCGGCGGGTCAGTACAACCCCTACACCTTCTCTACCCAGAACGTAGCTGCTCCTAACGTCACGCAGTACCAGATGGCCGCGCCCGATATGTTCGGTCAGCAGCAGGTTCAGCAGTACATGTCTCCCTACATGCAGAGTGTGGTGGATGCGACGAAAAGAGAGGCAATCACAGACGCCCAGAAGACCCAGCTGATGACCAACCTTGGCGCGGCGCGTCAGGGTACTTATGGTGGTGCAAGGCAGTTGCTGGCTGGCACGGAGCGCGAACGGGCGCTGGGGCAGAACCTGTCCGATATCCAGTCCAAGGGTTTGCAGGCTGCTTTTGAAAACGCGCAGCAGCAGTTTGAACGGGACCGTGCGGCCCGTATGGGGGTTGGCCGTACTAACCTTGAAGCCCAGCTTGGTGTCCAGCAGTTGGGTGCTCAGACCGGTCTTCAAGCTGCACTTGCTAACCAGCAGCAGGCTATGGAAGCCCAGCGTCTGTCGGAAGCTTCGCGTCAGTTTGGTACTACTTCGGGTTTGCAGAGCCTTGCCCAAGCCCTTCAGAGCGCTCAGACTTTGGGTACGTTGGGTACCCAGCAACAGCAGACGGACCTTGCTCGTATTCAGGCTCAGGCAGCGGCGGGTTCGGAACAGCAGGCTCTTCAGCAGAAATATCTTGATACGCAATACGCCGACTTCCTGCGCCAGCGCGACTATCCGATGGAGCAGCTGAGCTACTATAACAGCCTGATCCGGGGCCTGCCGATGCAGATGGGCTCCACGCAGACTACGTACGCTCCCCCGCCGTCCTTGCTTAGCCAAGTTGGTGGTCTGGGTCTCGGTGCGCTTAGCCTGTCTAAACTGTATAATTCCTAAGGAACCACCATGGAACCGAAGCCGTTTAGCATCAAAGCCCCGGAAGAAGTCGCCAGCGCGTATGGTGGCAACAAGCAGAAGATTGCTCAGGCTATTCAGATGGGCGCGTTGGACCCTACGTCTGGTCTGCTCGCAGGTATGTTTATTGACCGTATGCGTTCCGCGCAGGCTATGGAGCAGGCCCCCCAGCAGTCTGTAGCCCAGCAGGTTTTTGCTCCACCGGCTCCTCCCGCTCCCCCGGCTGGCCTTGGTGCGATTGGTCCGCAGGGTGGTGGTATGCCTGCTCCTCCGCCTTCGGCTCCTCCTGCTGGCCTTGGTGCTATGCCCCCGGTTGGCATGGCCGCTGGTGGTATGACGGAACTCCCCGACTCCTATGGTCTGGAAAGTCTGCCCATCCCTGACAATATGTATAACGAAGAGTCCTTCGCTGGCGGCGGTATTGTGGCTTTTGCTGACGCGGGCGATGTGCGGACTAAACGCCGTAAGGTTCTGATGGCTCGCGCAACCGACCCAGATGCTACGTCGGACCAGCGCATGGCTGCGCGTATGGAACTGAATGCTATGGATGGTATGGGCCCCGGAAGGACCCCCGGCCCGGGGCTTGCTGACGCTTTGGCCTTCACAAAAGAAGATTTGAAGAACCTAACCCCTCAAGCTGAACCGTCTATCTACAGCCCCAGTGCTGGTGAGTTTAAGGGTGGTGACCTGTCGGTGTACGCTCCTGACGCGCCGCCTCGCTCTGCGGACTCCATCTATAGCCCGTCTGGTACGGGTAGTGCTAAAGCCCCCAGTATGGCTGATTTGTCTAGGCTACTCCCACGTGCTCCGCAGGTTGCAGGTGATTCTATATATAGTCCTGAGGGTGGTGGCGTGAGATTACCTTCCCGCGTCCCACAGAATGCGGATGCTTTTACCGGTACAGACGGACTTACTGCCGATTATAGCCGCGAAGCCGACTATCCCCGCGTAGCTGCTGGCCCAAATAAAGGAAAAACATTAGCTGAATTAACTGCTGCGGCTAGGGCGGCTAACGAAGCTTCTGGGCAAGTACCGTTTAAAGGTTTAGGTCGCGCACTTTTGCCGTTCCCCGAACGGCAGGCTTTGGAAGCAAAGGAACGCGCTGAAGCGCAGGCTCGTCCTGTCACCCCTCCTTCAAGTTCCAAGTCTGATCTCGGCAGAGTGAACATGGACGGCTATGATCCAAACCGCTCCTCTCCCGAAGCCCAGCTTAACGCTATACTTGGTAAGTCCGCACCGGCCCCGGGGCTCCCTTCATTGTTGGCTTCGCAAGAAGTTCCTTCCCCCGCTCCTCGCGCTGCTGGTACGGCTACTGGTAGACGTGGTGCGCCCCGTGCGACCCGTACGCCTGCTGGTGCTACTGCACCCGCTGCTGGCACTACCCCTGAAATGTCGGATGAAGATATCGCGGAAAAGCGGATGCAAGACTTTTTAGCCGCCGCTAAACTGCCCGCGCCTAAGGGAACCACTGCCGAAGAAAAGGCTGCACGGAAGAACGAAGACCTGTGGTCTGCCTTGGCCCAGATCGGATTTGGCATGGCTGCGGGTGAAAGCCCCAACTTCCTTACGAACGTAGGCAAGGCCACCGCCGCCGCTGTTCCGGGTATGCAGGAGTCACTTAAGGAACGCCGTGCAGATACTAAGGAAGAACTTAAGCAGCAGTATGCCTATGAGCTGGCCCAAGCTGGTGTTAAGGGCGATGCTTATAAGTTGAAGCTAGGCCAGTTCGACAAGCTTGAAGACAACAGATACCGGAAAGAAACGTTGGCCGAGCAAATCCGTAGCAACAGAAGGAGAGAGGACCTTCAGGTCCAGCAGATTGCCGCGACCAGCGCCGCAGCGGATAAGGATACCGGCGGCGAACGTATAATTAAAATGATGGCGGCGGGTATGCCCGGTGGCGCGACACCACAAAATGTAGCTAAAGCTGCGGAAATATACGTTAAAGGCTATACAGGCGTAATTGGCGGTTCGGAGATCGGTAACAAGGCAACTGATAATATTAAGGACAGGCTTAAATCCGACATTACGCTTTCGTCGCGGCTTCGTGCGCTCGCTACTCAAGATAAGAAAAATGCCAAAGCCGGTAAACCTACCACGTTATATGACACGGAATATAATAGGCTGGTCCAAGAGGAAACAAACCGGCTTCGGAATATGTCATTGTCTGCGGTAGATGGTAAAGCTAAACCGGGTTGGTCTTTGCTTCCCGAACCGCAGAGTTAGGTATTGAGTAAATGGCTGTCTATACCGTTCGTGCTCCTGACGGAAAAATAATCAAAGTGCAGGGGCCTGATGGGGCTTCTGAACAAGAAGTCCTTGCGCAAGCTCAGCTATTATACCAACCCGCTGAACCAACACCCACACCCGCGCCCGTCCCTCAGGCCCCTGAAGAAGAGTCTAACTTCTTACGGCAGGTTGCCGACGTACCTCTGCAGTTTGGTAAGGGCGCGGCTACAGGCGTTCGTATGATCGCTGAAACGTTTGGCGCTAACTCTGGTGTGTCCCAAGCGCTTACTGGAGTAGAGGACTATCTGGGTGACCTTATGTCCGCCCAGTCAAAGAACGACGCTAAGCGTATATCCGAGATTATGAAGGAGGCCCAAGACAAGGGCCTTGGTGCGCAGATTGCTGCTGGTCTGAAGGCACTGACAGTAGCGCCCGTGGACTTGGTAACCAACGCTTTAGGTACTTCTGCCCCTATTATTGCGGGTAGTCTGCTGGCTGCGTTTAGTGCCCCTGCGTCTGTTGGTGCTGCTACTGCGGCTACTGCAGCGGGTGTTGGTCTAGGTGCTGCTACGGGTGCCGGTGCCGTCAAGAGCAGCATATACAGCGCGGTTAAGGACGAACTTATCAACTCTGGCGCGTCTAAAGAGCAGGCCGAAGCCGCTGCGGAACAAGCACAAGCTTACGGCGGGAAGAACCTAGATCAGATTTTGGCCGGTACGCTTCTTGGTGGTGTAGCCGGTGCTACTGGTGTCGAGTCTGCCTTTATTAAGGGTCTGGCTTCAAAAATTACTGGTAAGATTGCGGCCCAAGAAGCTACGGAAACACTGGCCGAAGAAATACCCAAGGGGTTTGTCCGTCGCGCCGCAAGGAGTGCTGGTGCAGAAGCCATAACCGAAGCCCCGCAGGAGGGGCAGGAGCAGCTTGCCCAGAATTTGGCTCTGCAACGTGCTGGTTTTGACGTGCCTACATTGCGGGGCGTAGCTAGTGCGGCTACCCTTGGCGGCGCTTTGGGCGCACTTACTGGTGGTGTGGCTGGCGCTATAGCGCCCCAGTCTTCAGTTACTCCCGAAGAAGCGGAAGAAATCAAAGAAGCTCCCCCTGTACCTAAGGGCGGTATTGGTAGTGCAGAGTTCAACGCCGCTGTAGCTAAGTACCAAGCTAGTGGCCTTACGCCCGAAGAGGCATTTACCCGTGCGGCGCAGGAGCTGGAAGAGAAGGTCACAGATGCAGGGACTGGAGAAACTGGCGTCGGGGAGGTTGGGGGAACTGGAGTTGAAGGACGTGAGCCTAGCGTTCCTCCTGTTGGCGGGGAAACTAGCGCCACAGGACCTGCCCCCACAGCTGCAGGACTTGGAGGAGCAGGATTGGGCGTTTCTGGTGGGCCTGTTGAGCCGACTGGAGGCAGAGAAGTTGGTGTCCCGGGTCCACTAGACATACTAAGTGCAAACGTTCCGCAGCCTGTCATAGATTTAATTGGGTTGCCCAATCAAAAGGCGCGGACAGAAGCCGCGAAGGACATATTCAGGCAGGTTGCCCAGTCGCACCCGAACTTTCAGAACATAACTATCGACGACAAGCAGCTAACGCAGGCTGTAAAACGTTTTACGCAGGATGCGGCCAAAGTAGCTAAGTTGGTAAAGGGTGGCACCGCCCCGGACGTTATCGGTCAGTGGGCAACGGCTCTTGATCCTGTAGCTACGCTGGATTCCGTTCTTACTGGTACCAAGGCTAAGGCAGCAAAACCTGTTAAACCTGAACCCACTCCTGAACCCGTGGCGGCTGCGCCTGAACCCGTGGCTACGCCTGAACCCGTGGCTGCGCCTGAACCTGAACCCGTGGCGGCTGCGCCTGAACCCGTGGCGGCTGCGCCTGAACCCGTG